TAAAAAGTCTTGCTCATTCATCATTCTTCTTCTCCGTTCTTTATTGTTTCATACGTTCCTTGTGTTAGTACAAACTTAAACTGTTGGAACTTTTCTTTGTTTAAGTTAGTGACTGCTTTAAGCACATCAATAGGTTTCTGATAGCTCAATACAGGCTCAAGGTTTATCCAACCACTTGCTTTGTATTGCTTACCATAACTTTGTTCAACGACAATATCTACTCGCCCTTGTACAAATCCTTTAAGTGTTATTTCATCTGTCATATCAACTACTTACAAATCCAAAAGGACTCATATAGCCAATAACTTTACTAACTTTTTTGTAGTTTATACCATTTTCTTTTAAGTGTTTCTTACAACCTTGATAATCATCAGCAATTCTAACAATATCTTCATCAGAATCTACCTCGAAATTCCAATAAACAATCTTATCCTTACTGCAAGTATTATCTTTATCCACACAAGTTAGATTATTATTTACTAACCATTTTGTATATGTTTCCATTCTTATCAACTCCGTTTCTATATTTATATTAATCTCTGATTTGTTTTATGCAATCTTTTATTAAGAAATTAAAGATACAAGCAAATAATATTGGTTACAGGTGGAATACATTTAGTAAGAATGTGTTTTTACAGTTTGCCAACTAACCCTCACGACCTTAAAGTCCTTACTGACTTATATTAACTTAGGCTTATATACCCTTCCGTATATGGCTCGTGCATTACGCTACGACCACCTAAGACAAAGCTACCCACTATTGTAGTTTTCTTTGCTACTTGTATCTTTAATCTCTCAATTACTGAGTCCTTACGGATATGAGCGTTTATGTTTGCTCACTTACCTTTAGTTTTTAACAAAATAATTCTCACTAATCGTTCTTTTTACAGAAATTAGTCTTTTGTAAGTAGTTCATATTGCTTATAATCAATATATGCTTTATAGTGCCGTCCAATAGTGCAAACGTTGAAAACGACTATACCAAACAACTACTCATATCCATAAGAACTCAGTTAGTCAATGGTCTTGGTCTAGGCACACAGATACTTTACGCACAGGGTTACGCTACTTTATCAAGCGTCCGTTTTAACAATTTACATATCTACCCTATTAGTTATGTAAAAAGTATTGATAGCGAATCAACCGAATCTTATACTCTCAAGGTTAAATTAATAACCTAGTATCTCTCCGAAATACTTGTAGTCCGTATGCCCGTCCAACACCATTGACTTACAGAGAACTTTTGTGAGAGCATACTGTTATTTTTCGCCTTAAGGTTTGCGTGTCTCTACTGCCCAAATGTCTTACTGCCTTACCAGTAGCAAGTGCGACTTGCTCATCTGCGTATTGACAATCCAATATGCTCACAAAAGCTCTCTGTCCAAAGGCTTAGTGATATAGTCCTCGCTCTTGTATATCGTTGAAGAACTTGAATCTCAGCCCGACCTTTTCGTGTCGCCCTCTATACACCAACTTGACTATATCTCTAAACCTTTGGTTTGAGTTGGGTTTTCCTTGCCCCCCGTAAATTTATAGTGTGGCTCTCACTTTGGAGTCTTGCTATTTTGAGAGACTGACTCTTAATCTCTATATACATAACAATACAATCTTAGATTATATTTGCAAATTTAATTTATAAGTATTTTAGAAAACACTACACATAATCTGAGATTATGGTATAGGAGAACTACAAGATTTTTAGGTTGTCCCAACCGTCTTTAGTTACAGTCATAGTTACTACACCCATTGATGTCGAGTAACCAGTTCTTGTTTGAAAGTCATTAGAAGGACTCATAGCAGGTACTCCCATAATTGTTCTTCCACCTTGCTGAACGGCAGTAAAGTGATGATAGTGACCGTGTACAATCATTCGAGCAACACCAACTGGGTTGTCTCCTGCTTCGTTTAATCCAAACATCTGACCCTTCCACCAGTTCTCTATCTTCTTTGTAGGCGTTCCACTACCTGCCGTAAGATGTCCGTGAGTAAAACCCATAGCGTAACCTTTAACATCTAAGAGTAAGTGTGGAGAATCAGGTACAACAACTTTTATATTCTTGTAACTAGATTCATACGCTAGGTCTCCGACTTGTTCTAGTATCTGCAAGTCAAGGTTGTCTAGTTCTTCTGTTGTTAAAGATTGCTTACCACTTCTGTTCTGACCGTGATTGGAAGTAACTCCTGAGAGAACTACATTATAGTTTTGGTCAGCAAAGTTTTTTACTATCTTCCAAAGCAATCTTCTTGCAACTGTTATTTGGTCTCTAAGGTGCAGGTCTGTATTCCAAACTTGGCTTGAATACCAACCTGATAAGTTACAGTTCTCTACAATATCTCCTAGACCAATGACATACACTTCATTAATCTTATGTCCAGTCTTTTGTAATTCTTTTATTCTTGCATTAGCAGTTGTAAGTGAATCAAGAACTTTAGAGACAATACCTTCGCTACCTTCTCCGTCTCTCTTACCCATTTGCCAATCTGCAACATAGTACATAAAAGCCGTGTTACCTTTTTTAACTGGTGCAGTCTTAGGCTTATAAGATTTAATCTCTTTAAGAAGCTGACCATAGTCTGTATCTAAGCTAGGTACTTTTTTTCTGATGTCTGCTTTGTAGTACCAAGCCTGTTGAGTCTCTCCACCACCCATATTCATATCCCACGTTCTGACTTGTAGGTTTCCTACTATCTCATATTCCTTTGGGTCAAATCCCCACTCAAGTAGTAGCGTGGCAAACTCAGGCTCTTGCTCTTGTGTACCACGAGAGACTAATGTACCTTTGTTAGACTTAGGGTCGTACTCTGCGTGTGGTTGCCAACCAATCGGGTACTTTTGTTTTGCTAGTTTCTTATTAGATTCTTTGTCTTGATAAAGTTCAAGAAACTGATTTAGCTTTACGGATTCTGATTTTTTCTTCATTAATGCGATTCCTTATTGTCTTGGGTGCGATTCCTGTCCAACCACATTCATCAATTAAGTAATCAACAAGTGGAGTTGTGTCAAGATAGCCTTTGTGTAAGGCACTAAGGACTTCTTCCCATTGTTCAGTCCTTTGTTCAGTAGCATAAAAGTAACCGTATCTTTGTGGTTGTCTCTCATACTTTTCAAGATAATCGTTAAGTGTCATTTGCGTCCTGTCTTTTAACTACTTCAATTATAGATTATGATTAGGACATATTAGGGTATTTAATTAGGATTTGTTTGGGACTATGCTTGACTATCCCAAGTCTCTATTAAGGCAAACACAATCTCCTCTAGCTTGTCTAACTCCATTATGACTAAGCCATTAGATGTACCGTCAGGCATAGCAACAAACAAGAATGGTCTTGTATCTCCAATGCTTGTGTTTGTATCTGATTGTTCTTTTGCTTTTAGATACTTTGTCCATAAGGTTTGTACTTGTTTCCCTGCTTTGACTTCTACTCTGACTTCGCCCTTCCAAGATTCCTCGTTACCCATTTGGCTTCTAAACTTTGTATCAGGTATGTTGAGCTTCTTCCTTGCAAGGTTTTGTTTCCTGCGACCTTTGTTCTTATTAGTTAGCCCACGCTTTTGATTGTCTGACCAACCTTCTCTATTCTTAACAGTCTTTTGTCCCATACCTTGTAACCCTGCGTGCTTCCTTCTCTTATAGTCAGAGAATGTTTCGTCAGGTTGCCACTCTAGTTCACTCACTTAACACACTCTCTACTATGTCCATACTTACTAAAAAGTTATTTACAGACTTAAGTTTATCAAACTCTGATACTGGGACAAGTAAACAATGAGCAAACCACTTCTTACCTTGTGCATTCTCATTAATAACCTTAATAGTTCTATACTTATCTTCTTTAATCCAAGTCAGTAAGTAAGGTTGCAATACTCTTGGTTTCCAAAACCTTACAAAGTTAGTTGGGTAACTCCAGTACATCATAAAGTCTGCAAACGTTTTCATCTGACAACCAATCTGTAAGTCTCCATTCTCCTGTTCAATAAGATATTCCAACGCTACGTTGTTTGTATCTACTATCTGCGTATCTGTTTTGACCTCTATGTAATTGTCTTTTAGTTCTTGGTTGAACACCCAAATATCTGCACCTTGTAGTTGTTCTGACATACGAGTTGGTCTTGCGTGGTATTTGTTTCCTGTTTCGTCTGTAAGAGTATTGTAATGCTTTAGTATTAACTGCTCTCCCATTTTTCCAACTTTGTCTTGGTCTGCAAAATTGTAAGTTTGTATCATTTAACTCCTCATCTAAATCGTCTAATATTACTTCGTCAAAAATCATAGTCCCAACAATGGCTTGAACTGTACCAATGTTTACCCCTTCCGTCATTATAGAAAAGCCAACTAGCAATCCTAGTATTCAATACTGGGTCTCGTCTATCTCCAGTAAAATCTAATTTATCTTGTAGCCAGTTCCAAGTCGTATCATTCATAGCAAACAAACCAATATCTTGCGTGCCATTAGTATTGTTATTATAACTTCTTGGTCTGCCAGTTGATTCGCAGAATACCATTAGGCTAGCTTGCAAAACATCTTCTTGTTTAAAATATGTTTGTAATAGAGGAATCCACTCTTGGACTACTTCTACTTTATTATATTGTTCCCTGCAATCAATAAACTTCTCTAAGTTATCCACACTCGGTGGCATAACCAAGAGACAAGAGATTACACCTTCGATAATTAAAGAAGGCATTATTACTCCTTACTTATTAAGTTAAGACGTTCTCTGTAAGTTAGTATGTTTCCTGTGATTGTGAATACAAATTTTGTTATCACATAACAAAGTACCACGATTTGTGATAAGCTGATTTCCACAAAACATACAACTTGTTCCTTTTACTTTCATAGGAATAAGTTTAATCGTAAATTTTGTAATTTGTGATTAAATATAAAAAAAAGACCTTTGATACTAGCAATAGCTTCAAAGGTCTTTTTAATTATGCTTTTATGTGATTAGTAAGTTTTCTTCTACCTGCTTTGCCTGAGCCTTTTCTCTTATCAACATTAAACATATTGACTTCTAATTCTATTGTTATGGTATCTTCTTTATCAACATCTTCAAGAGCTTTAGTTACATTAACCCAAAGTGTATTACCATTTACATCTACAACTAATTTTTCTTGGATTCCATAAGGAGTTTCTGCATAATATCTGTTAGTAACAATCCCTATAACTTCTTGTAAACCATTACTTAAAGGTGTAATTTTTTCATTATTAAACTCAATTAATTCTTCGTTACTAACTTCTTTTGGATATTGTGCCAAAAATGGTAAAGTTGCAAGATACTTTTCGTGGTCTTTATCTGATTTTATAGATTGGTTTTCCCATTTTTTAACAGTACTTAATGCTTTATATTCAACTTTTTCTCCCCAACATTTGTAGCAAGTCCCAGTTTGATAAGTATAAATACCTGCACCACCACATCTAGAACATTCAAGCTCTACATAAGGCATTACTTTTCCATTCTTATTAGGGCGATAAACTAATTTAAACTCTGTTCCTAAAACTTCTGATTTATATGTTTCATTCATACTATGAATAATAATCAAAGATTATAAAGTATGCAACCTAAAAAGTAAGTTTTTTTACATTTGTGTAATTGCACCAACAACAAGCAATATAAGAGTTGATGTAGCAAAAAGTTCTTGTCTTGAGATTTTAGTATTTATCTTATCTTCTATGTCGTCAATTCTATCGTGCAATCTATCTTGATTTTTCAATATAAGTTCTAGCATTTCCTTGTTTGTATATCCGTTACTCATTACTCTCCTCACAACTCATTTGACCATACTTAGCGTTGCATATTGTTACATACGTTCCTCTATCATTCTGAGTTGTTGTACACATTATTTTCTAAATCCTATTGTTAACAACCATATTGCCAATGTAATTACAGTAGCTATGGCAGTTATCTGTTGTGCTTGTCCTGTCAACGTGAGTGTCGCAATCGTCAGACCCGATAAAGTCCACAGAAGGTTAAGCGTTTCTTTTACTGCTTGTATCAACCAAGACCACAATTTATTTATCAATCAAATCTCCTCATAGCAAACGATACAATCCTAACCAAGATTGTTGGCACAATTACTTCTTGTGCTTTTTCTTTTTGGTCAGTCGTCATATCATTTGCGATATTGTTTAAATTTATTGCGTCTAAATCTATGTCTATAATAACACTTACAGGCGAAGCAACAAAAGACTCAAAGGCAATTTCTGTGGTAGCGTCAGCTAATGTAAACTCTTGGTCTGAATCATTCTTAGCAAACTCGATAGCTCTCTCTACAAACTCATCTACTGCTTGTGCTACATTCTCATCAGTCTTAACTGCTTCTGCGATTATCTGTACATCTTTTGTTTCTGTAAAACCTAAAACCTCTGCAACAACTTCTACTTGTTCTTCTGTAAGTTCTTCTTCTTGTGCAATAGTTATAACTTCTTCTACAACTTGTGCTACAACTTCAAGAACATCTTTGCTAACTTCTGCAAGGTTTTCCAATCCTGCGTCATTAACCTCTTTAATGATTTCAACAACTTGTACTGTTTCAAGTTCTTCAACATTAGTCTCTTGTATAGCTTTAATTTTTTCTTCAACTTGTTCAACCTCAACTTGTATTTCTTCCTCTGTAAGTTCTACTTCTTCTTCAACAACTTGCTCTTGAACTTCTTTTTCTGCTTCTGACTCATCTGTAAATACTTCTTCGACCAACTCATCTTCTATAATCTCATCTTCTATTTCTATAATTATATCTTTTGGTATGTCCTCAAATACAATTTCTTCAATTACTACTTCCTCTAATTCTTCTAGGAACTCCTCAACTTCAACAATAGTTTCAAGAAGCTCTTTATCTTTTTCTTCAAGTTCAAGTTCTTCAACTTCTTTTTTAACTGGCTCAATAGATTCTTCCTCAATAATCTTATCTTCCAGTTCAACAACCACAATATCATCATTGAAAAGTTCTTCTTTGGTATCATCTTCTTCAACCTTTATTTCTTCTTTTATAATAATAACGCAATCTCCACGTTCAATTTGAGCATTAGTCATAAAGCAACCAAACTCTTTTTCATTATCTATTCTCTCTTGGTCACGCTCAATAGTTCCGTCATTGACATCAGCTTGGGTATAGGTTTTATCCACACCTTCTACAACAATATCTACAATAATTTCTTCGGGTGGTGGTGGTAAAGGCTTAGGCTCAACATAAACTTCTTCTACTTTAGGTGGCAAAGTTGTAGTTGTTGTAGTACTTGTAGTTGTAGTTGGTGCTACATAAGTAACAACATCAAGAGTTAAAGTATTGCTATCGTTACAATCGTTCTCACTACCACACGCAGATAACATAAAATCATAAGTATCATCTGTTAAATTATCCCAAGCTAAAACGTAATCTGTATTTGATTGTTGTCCTTCTAATGTCCATTCGCTTGCATTAGAGAGCTTGTAATACATTTTATAGGTACTAGCACTAACAAAACCATTTGTAGAAGCTGACCATTCAAACTTAATACCGTCCTCTCTGTTCATATCATAAGAAGCTAAGGTAACAGAAGCAGGTTTGTTCTGTATTGTAATGCTTACTGTTGGTGTCCATTCTGAATAACTTGCATTTGTGTCGTTGTCCGACCTAATTGCAACGTGA